GAGCACCAACACGGGCAAACTGAGAATTATCAAAACTGCTTCGTCTTTCCAGTCTGATTGTCTAGCCTCTAGCAATTTTCCTTGGTAAGCTTCGTCACCTCGGGCCATACGTTCAGCATGCATTAATTGTGCATCTGACATTGCCATTTTCGTTCTCTGCTTGTTAGCATAAATTTTACTACCAGCAGATACGGCTAATTTAATTGCCGATAACCACATATTAGATCCACTTAGCTTTTTTAGATTTCTCTTTTAGCATTCTTTTAGTTCCTCTTACTTCAACTTCTTCGCCAACAGCGATGTAGTTATAAGAACCATTAGAAGTTGTCTTTGATCTTGGGTCAATTTCAAGTTTCATCTTGTCTTCTGACGGGATCTCAACAATTTTATCTAGTTTTTCCATATTTTCTCCTTAATTAATTTATTTTAACTGTTTTTTTAGTTTTTGTCACTAGCCTTTCCTGAAAATCTCAACATTTGGCATCATGTCTTTAGCATTTGGAAGCGTTTTACTTAAAACAGTCTTCTCAATGGATGTATCAGCTCTTAAATTAGCTAATTCTTCGTTCTGTTCAAGTTTATTTTCTTGATTTTGTTGATTCATCATTGCTCTCATCTTATCAAGGTTAAATCTTTGATCAGTATCTTTAGCTTTTCTATCATTTTCCATTGCTCTAAGGTCTAATTCTCTTGATCTTAACTTAGCAATCGGGTCATTGTCGAATTGTGAAGTAATTTTCTTCTCTTCATTCATAAATTCTTCCATCATTTCGGCAATCAGTTGAGCTTTTCTTGCTTCAATCTTCTGTTGCATCATCATAGCTTGTTGACCCATCTGTGGATTTTGTTGTGCCATCTGTTGCATCTGTTGTAGTTGAACTAATTCATCTCTAAATTCTAATTCAATCTGTTCTTGAGACATTAAACTAATGTGTTCAAAAATATTTTTCTCTAATGAAGCCATAACCATCGGATTATTTCTTGCAATGTTTGTTGCCATGAAATTTAAGTGAGCTGTAATGTGTGCTCTGTGGTCTTGACCTGGAAAAGCTTGG